GTAGATTTAGGACAAAGCGCAACCAACGACATCAGATTAAATTTAGATACTATTCCTACAATACCAACAACCTATACTTTTCTATTTTCATCCCCCACACCAGGATCTGGTGCAAATTTTAGATTGACTCAAGGTAATAATAAAGCATATGGAAATATTCTTAGTGCTGCTGGGGGACTAGGACAATTTATTTCTGCATCGGCTCAAATCCAATCATCCAATGCAAGACCATTCCCTGATACTAAAATTGAACTAGCCAGCTATTCAGATGGTTGGAATATCCAGATATATACAGTAACAGGAAGTGATTGGACTCTTTCTTAATTAAGTTTTAAATTCATAAAAATAAAAATATGCCAATTGTTACAGAAAAAAATAGTTTAACAAAAGAAGAATTAAATACGTTACGTTCGTTACAACAAGATTTTCAAAACATTCAATTTGAATTAGGAGAAATTGAAGTTGTTAAAATACAAATAGAGGAAAGATACGAAAGTGTTAAAAAAACTCTAAAAGAAACACAAGTAAAAGAACAATCTTTCACAAACTCTTTAAAGGAAATTTATGGAGATATTTCATTAAATGTTGAAAATGGAGAGTTTTCTAAAATATCCCAAAATTCTTAAATATTTATAAATAAAACATATTAGATGGCCGAAACTATATTATCTCCTGGAGTAGTAACCAATGAAAATGACCAATCATTTATTACCCAACAACCCATTGAAGCAGGGGCTGCCATTATTGGTCCTACAGTAAAAGGTCCTGTTGAAAGACCTACAATTGTAACAACTTATTCTGAATATGTAAACACATTTGGTACTTCATTTATTAGTGGAAGCCAAGACTACACATACTTTACTTCAATTTCAGCATATAACTATTTTAATAACGGTGGGACTTCATTGTTAGTAAATCGTGTTACAAGTGGTTCTTTCACACCTGCTACTAGTTCATTTATTTCTGGTAGTGACGGAACCTTAGGAACAATATTTAACCTTGAAACTATATCTGAAGGAATCATTATGAATAGTGATTCTACTGAAAATGCAGATGGGTCTATACCTTCTGGAACTTTAGATAATGTAAGATGGCAGATTGTTTCCCCAAATATATCTTCTGGTACTTTTACTTTATTAATCCGAAGAGGAGATGATGACAGAATTTCTCCTATAGTATTAGAAACATGGGATAATTTATCACTTGATCCAACTGAACCTAACTATATTGAAAAAATTATAGGTAACCAAACTACTACAATAGCTACGGACGGTTCAGACACTTATATCCAATCTTCAGGCACTCACCAAAACCAATCCAGATACGTTAGAGTTAGTCAAGTAAATAAAAGAACACCTTATTATTTAGATAATTCTGGAGACCCAGTAACAGCATATACCTCATCAATTCCAATAGCATCAAGTGGTTCTTTTGGAAGTGCCCTAGGATCAAACATTTCTACAACTGAAGGAAAATATTATGATGCTATAACTGATACTAACACACAAGGGTTAGTAGCTTCTGATTATACTCAAACCATAAACCTTCTCACTAATAAAGATGAATATCAATTTAAGTATATTTCAACACCTGGATTAGTTAGAGACTTTGCTTCTCATGCCTCAGTAGTAAATTCATTAATTACAAAATGTCAAGAAAGAGGTGACACAATGGCTATAGTTGATATGTTAGATTACAATGCTAATATATCTGAAGTAGTAAGTGAAGCATCTACTGTAAACAGTTCATATGCTGCTACTTACTGGCCTTGGCTACAAACACTCGACCCTAACACAGGACAACAAGTTTGGGTACCTGCTTCAACAATGATGCCAAGCATCTATGCCTTTACAGATTCAATCTCTGAACCATGGGTTGCACCCGCAGGTATTAATCGTGGAACATTATCTACAGTAATTAAAGCAGAAAGATTTTTAACACAAGGAAATAGAGATACTTTATATGAAGCTAATATAAACCCAATTGCTACATTCCCTAATTCAGGAGTAACAGTATTTGGGCAAAAAACACTTCAGAAAAAGAAAAGTGCTTTAGATAGAGTAAACGTACGTCGTTTATTAATTGAGTTAAAATCAACAATAAAACAAATTGCAGATGCTTTAGTATTTGAACAAAATACTGTAGCAACACGTAATGATTTTGTATCTCAAGTAAACCCATACCTTTCCTCAGTACAACAAAGACAAGGTCTATACACATACAGAGTAGTAATGGACGAAACAAATAATACCCCAACAGTAATTGATAATAACCAACTTGTTGGCGCTATTTATCTCCAACCTGTAAAAACTGTTGAGTTTATAGTACTAGATTTCAATGTTACCCAAACAGGAGTAACTTTTGAATAAAAATATAATATTTATAATAAAACAAATTACTAATATAAAATGGCAAACTTTTCAGCATCACCAGGAGTGTCTCTTAATGAAATCGATAACACATTTATTTCACCAATCCCTGTTAAAGTAGGAGCAGCAATAGTAGGACCAACTGTTAAAGGACCTGTAGAAATTCCAATAGTAGTAACCTCATATTCAGACTATAAAAATAGATTTGGTGGTTCACTTATAAGTGGAAGTGATACTTATTCTTATTTAACATCAATTGCAGCATATAACTACTTCAATAATGGAGGAGAAACATTATTAGTAGCTAGAGCAGCATCAGGTTCATTTACCGCTGCTACTTCAACTACAATCCCCAACTCTATCTCAGCAACATCTTCTTCATTTGCCTTAGAAACTATTTCTGAAGGAATTATCATGAACAGCTCAGGAACATTAAGTGCTGATGGTTCATTAGCTGGAGGTACAGATGATAATGTTAGATGGGAAATTACAAACTCAAACACAGGATCAGGTACATTTAATGTATTAGTTCGTCAAGGTAATGATAGAACAAATAAAAAAGTTGTTCTTGAATCATTTACAAACGTAAATTTAGATCCAAATTCCCCTCGATATATTGCAAGTGTAATTGGTGATCAAGTAGTTTCTTACAACTCAACCGAAAATCAAATAGATATTACTGCTGGTTCATTTCCTAATAATTCAAGATATGTACGAGTTAAAAATATAACTCCTACCCCAAATTATTTAGACAACTCTGGAACAGCTGTTACAGCTTATACAGCCTCTATCCCAGTAAACGGATCAGGTTCATTTAGTGGAGCAACAGGTGATGTTGCACCAGGAGCTAATTTCTATGAAAATATAAATTCCACAAACACCCAAGGATTAGTTTCAGATAACTACACTAATATGATTAATCTCCTTTCAAACAAAGATGATTATTCATTCAACGTATTATTAACACCTGGATTAGTAAATTCAGCTGCTACACATACAAGTGTAATTAGCTCAGCTATAACAAACACACAACTACGTGGAGACAGCATTTATGTAGTTGATATGGTAGGATACGATGGAACGTTAGCTGAAGCAGTTACACAAGCACAAACACGCGACAACTCATACGCTGCTACTTACTGGCCTTGGCTACAAATTCAAGACCCAGAAACAGCAAAACGTGTATGGGTTCCTGCCTCAACAATGATTGGAGGAGTTTATGCTCACACAGATAAATCATTTGCACCTTGGTTTGCACCAGCAGGTATTAACAGAGGAGGTTTAGGATCTGTAATTAGAGCTAAAAATAAACTATCTCAAGCAAATAGAGATGAATTATATTCTAACAATATTAACCCAATTGCAACATTCCCAAGAAAAGGAATTGTAGTATTTGGACAAAAAACACTACAAAAAGAAGCATCAGCTCTTGATAGAGTAAATGTTAGAAGATTGTTAATTGAATTAAAAACATTCATTGGACAAACAGCAGATAATTTAGTGTTTGAACAAAACACAATTACAACTAGAAATTCATTTTTAGCACAAGTAAATCCTTATTTAGAGAGTATTAAACAAAAACAAGGATTATATGCTTTTAAAGTAGTTATGGATGATACTTTAAATACACCTGATGTTATTGATAGAAATCAATTAATCGGTCAAATTTACATCCAACCAACTAGAACAGCAGAATTTATTAACCTAGATTTTATTTTACAACCAACAGGAGCTGAGTTTTCTGCTTAAAAACTAAAATAGTTAATATTTATAATTAGAACATTAATAACAACAATATAAAATGGCAGTATTAGATCCAAACGAAATATTTTACACAGCTTTTGAACCAAAGCAAACTAACAGGTTCATCTTATACATTGATGGTATTCCATCATATTTGGTGAAAGGAATGGGAGCAGTCTCAGTAACACAAGGTAGTGTAGCGTTAAACCACATCAACGTTCAAAGATACGTAAAAGGTAAGACAAAGTGGGACCCAATCTCATTCACATTATTCGACCCTATTACACCTTCAGGTGCACAGTCAGTAATGGAGTGGGTACGTTTACATCATGAATCAGTAACAGGTAGAGATGGTTACTCTGATTTTTATAAAAAAGATTTAACATTCAATGTTGTAGGACCTGTTGGAGACATCGTTTCTGAATGGATTGTTAAAGGGGCTATGATTACAACAGCTACATTCGGAGATACAATTGGGATGATGATGGTACTGCTGTAAACATTTCAATGACAGTACAACCAGATTACTGCGTACTTAACTACTAAAAGAAAAAACATAAAAAGTAAAGAAAAGCTTGCCCTAACAGGGTGAGCTTTTTATATTCCATTATTACAAGAGGAGTTCTTTGATATAATATAAATAAAACTATGGAAACACTATCTTTTACTTTAGGTGTGCTTGCAGTGATTGATCTTTTGATCGTTGTAGGTACGTTTTTGGTCTTAAAGGCTTTGAACATCACCCGCAAACAAGCGGAAAACACTCAACGAGAGCTAGATGCTAACGTTAGAGAGTTACATTATGAGCTAGAACGCTCTCGAAATGATTTACATGATCATATTAACCGTGTTGAAGAACAAGTTGTTCGACACACCGACTCTCGAGTCGATAAACTAGAATCTAAAGTGTACAAAGATTTTGATCTTTTTAGTACACAAGGTAAAAATTATTAATTAATCCATCAAAGACTCCTCTTTGTAATATTTATATATAAC